AAAATCCCAGTTTCTGATATCAAAGAATTGATCAATTGCAGTTATAACCATTGTCTTAACTTCATTATCACTGATATTTGTTGATGCTGATTTTACTACTTTAAATGTAGCTTGTAACTCTGGCGCGGATTGGTTTCCGAATAAAATTTTAAATGTACCAGAATTCCATACCATTGCATCACTAACCATTTTATACTGATCTAAGTTTTGAAATTGTACTCTTAAATCTTCAGTTGTTGGTGCAACCGGAAATTCAATTAAAGATCCATTACCGTTTTTCCAATTTACTACATCTGTATAGTAGCTATTAGTTATTACAACCATATCGATAATATTAGTTGCAGCTGGATCAACACGTTGATCAATTGGTGCAAAATGACTCCATTTGAAATATAACGGTATTTGTTGCGAGTCTTGTATAGTCGAGTTTTGTGTAAAACATTTTCCGTTTTTATCATAATGTGATAAATCACTAACCTCTGATATTATACTACCAGTTGGATAACCAGAATTAGCAGTATTTTCAAACGCTAGGGCATAATATACACCGTACCCTGGAGGACTTATAGACGATAACAGGTAAGATTTATTTAAAAAATACTGGCTTAAAATACCGGATTTATTTAATAATGATTGTGTTCCTACTAACCACGGATACAGCGAAGTATCGTTATTAAAAAATGCACTTAACTGATTTGCAATAGTTATCGGATACGGAGTGCCATGACCTATAGGGTCTGTATATTCAATTTGTGACAAATTGTTAATAAACAATAAATCAACTTCATCCATATAAACATAGTTAAGCCCGATAACAGATCCGGGGTCTAGAATATTTACACCTGATAATAATTGATCAGCTATATATGGAGAACTATATAATGATGTATCTACACCCGGAACCAACATCGGAAAATATACATATAAGGGGGTTGTTATATTCTCTAATAATGTTTTCCATTTACATATCCATGGTCGTGTACCTTGATAACCAGAGAGAGCATCTGTAAAATATTCAAAAACTATTCTATCTGTAGGGCTGACAATATTATCAAATGCTGTAGGGTCATCTGGTATACCATCACTGTTCTTATCTATCAACGATACCTGAACTTTAGATGTATCTTGGTAACCATCATCTTGGATATACACACCTGTTATATTAAAACTCACTTCTTTACTTATAAATGGTTTAATAGGCGGCGGGGGTATAATAGGGGCATTATTATCTACTAATCTATTTGTATTAACAAACGGCATAAGTTCGATAGAATCTTTAAGTGCTAATCCTGTAGAACTATCAACAACTACTTGATTAGGCTCCCAGTAAAATCTTACATCTCTGTATGATTCGAAAACATATGTTCTGCCTCTAGCAGTTAAATCATATGTTGTGGTGCCTAGTTGACTATTGCTTGCAATTGCAACATATAATAATCCACCGGCTGCGTTTAATGGCCAGTTGTTTGTCGAATAAATTTGTTCTTGCCCTAATACAACATCTGGTGTAGCATATTGCCATGGTTGGTCTGCTTGATTAGAAAGGCCAAGTGTGGCAGTTGTAGAAACATGCCATTCATCAGTTAATAAATCATAATATAACCAAAAAGATATACCAGCATCAATTGCTGATACTATTTCTGCTATCTCAGTTGTATTTAACACGTTTCGGAAAGCAGGATATAATTTTCTAGCCTGATAATTTGTTTGCTCTTCTACCCCTAACTCAACTGGTCCAATATTTGCATATGGATTCAACGGATTGACAATAAGAGGCACGCCAGCTTGTATTACGCTATTTACACCAACAGAATTTAATGTAGCAACAGGGTCTAACGGGTTAGCAAATTCTAACACAGACCCAGCCCTAATAAATCCCCACGGTTGATATGTACCTGTCGCAGTATTATTCGGATCTAATGTATTAGTTAATTCTGCATACGGAGCTAACGGTACGGTTAAATTTGCAAAATACCCGGTTGTATTCTTAAATTTAAGCGGACTTGTTTTCCAATACAATGGTTGCTGATAAGTATTACTTAAATCTAGAATAGAAAATCCAGGATCATGTATTGTTTGTTTATTAACCCTAACCTTGTTTTCAAATTGTGTAATATATTCGTCATAGAAAAATTTATTAACCCTATCATCTCTTAACATTTCTTGTATAGTGTTTATAAGTATTTGATCTATAGTACCTAGGTTTGACGAATCTTTAATGACCTGTTGTAGTACATTTTGATTATCTCTAAATAAGGCGCCATCTTGCCCAAAAATAATTAAGTCTCGGTGAAATCCTGTAGGGTCATTTAAATCAATATATCGACTTTGTCCGCTATATGTTCTGTCTAATGCCTGTAATTTAGCAATTTGATTTCCGTAAATTAATGGAAGAACATTATAGTCGCTACCGTTAACCATACGAGACTGAGTTGAAAAAACTTCCGGTGCACGTAATTTGATCTGATCATTTGTTTCAGCAGGTGCTGCATTACCTATTGTTTGTTCTAGATTAAAAGAAATACTTAATGTATATGTCTGTTGATCAACTCCGATGTACGGAATACTAATCTGTAATCCTTGAGCATCGGTTGGTCTAATAACTAATGATTGATTTGCACTAATTCGTGTCCAGAATCTAAATAACCCTGTAGGTACATTACCGAAATTACCGTCTGCAAATCGGATTGTTACTGTGTCGTTTGCACCAGATAACACATCGAATATGTTTCTTTGAGCAAACTGAATACTGTTGTATATGATATTTTCACCTGCTAAAGCCGGTACCTTAACCCATTTTGTTATTACATTACCTGATTGGTCTGTTTCTTGTACATATACATCATCTTGGTTAATGTTTTGTACGTCAATTGGAAATAAACGATTAGGGATAGGAAAATCAAAACTAACGTCAGTGTTAATTAAGTTACCTTGTTTAAAGTAAAGAAAAAATCCTGTATTGGCAGAAGACACACCTAAGCTATCATTTCTGTAAATAAAGTTAAATGCATTTGCAGGATCAGGGTCTCTTTCATAAATTGTTTGATTTGGAACAAAATCTGGATTACAAATATCAACCGGGTATTGCTGGCCATTAATTGTAATAGCAAGCGGATATGTTACGTTTAGTCGTAGAACATTATTTAATTGATATAAATCTGTAGGTATACTTCCTATTGGCCCACTTTTTGTTGGGCGACCGAATGGATTTAGTCGACTAAACGATGCATTGCATATCTGAATAAATTGATCAAACCAATCAGGATTATTTGGGTCATTCCAGAATATCGTGCGATCATTAATGTTTATGCCGTTTGCATCAGTTAAAGGCTGATCAGTTCTCACTGATGCAACCTTAAATAAACCGCTTGCTGCAATATTTCTGCTAGGTACATAGTTAACCATTTGTGCTAGGCGTATAATACTTTCTCTACGTTCAGCCGTATCAATAAAATTCTCTCTACTATTTAAATCTGTTCTAAATGCTAAACTCGTACCTAAATAGGCAATTAATTCAATAATTGCAATAAATTCAGAACTTTCGATATAGTCATTAAAGCTTTCAGGATAATATGCCTGTATGTAATTAATAAGAGCTTGCTTTAATGTATCAAAATCATATGCAGTGTAATCAATAAAAGCATACGCCTGGAATATCTTTTTATAATCCTCTCCTGTGAAGAGGTTTGATGTTCTAATACTTGCTGACATTAAAAGGATTCCTTATCCGTTAGTGAAAACGATACAAATAAATTATCTGTAACTGATTCTGGTAAAAATAATAATACTAATGCAATAGTTAATGTTTGATCTTTCTGATATGCATCTATTGATACAAAGTGTACTCTTGGATCATCAGTCACTACTCTTACTGCATCTTCTATAATTGCGTTCTTTGTGTATTCATCAAACGGGTCAAATAAATAACTATAAATATTAGTACCAAACCCCGGAAGCATCACCCTAGAACCTATTGGTGTTGCAAATTGGTTTAAGATATCCCTTTTAACTATATCTATATTAGTTAACGAATATGGGGGATTTGGCTGACCCACTGTGTTGAATCCGACGAAATAAGGTCGTCTAGTTACAATATTCTTCTGTACTAAACCTTTTTGGTTTGATGACATAATTATCTCTCTTTTTTATTATTTATCGAAGCAATTTAACCATGTTTTTGTAAACCAGGGTCATAATGATTTCTATACATTGTCATTACCTTAGTACGATCTGTTGCAGGACGAGGATTATCTTGACTAAAACTTAAATGGAACCATGCTAGGCCTGTTTTATCACTGTGTTCAAAAATAAATTGATCATATGGTATATTGTCTTTAACCCATGCGGCATTATCCCAGTATTTGTCATATGACCAGCCATCGAACTGAACATCTACTGCTTGTCCTGTTATATGTTGACTAATCCCTGAAGGAGTAGACGATTTATTTCTTAATGCCGAATTTATTTTAAATTTACCGAACTTAGCCAATAAAGGCTCAGCAACATTTCTTGCCAATGCTTGTAAATTGCAACATCTTACATCTTTAGTGTATGTAAGGTAATCTATTAATTCATTAGGAAACACTGCATTAATAGTAAAGTCTCTGACTTTAAAATTATCACTAAGTTGAAAATCATAATTGCCGTCCCAGGGTATGCATGTTGTTGGTAAAGATGCCACAGGTGGTGGTGGAGCATTATTTGATTCTGTGCCAGGCACTGGGCTAGGTGTCGGTGGCGATGTTTGCACAGGCGGATCACCGATTTGTACGCCTGTTGTACTTCTATCATTGTTACCGCCTGCTATATTTTCGTCATAGCCATCTAACGTAGGATCTCCATCGTCACCACTTATCTTAAGAAGTTCTTGTGCATTTTGGTAATCTGTTGTTGCTATTGTAGTTCCGCCTACTACAATCACTGGTGTATTACAAGCCATATATTATCCTGGAAATTTTTTATCGCAACCATTTGGATCTGCATCCTGAGTAATCATTGTTATGATTCTAGGGCCTCGTTGACCTACTTGTTTAAACCAAGCAGAGTCTCGTAATGCAGCACCGGCAGCATTGAAATCGTTTGCTTTCATACTGGCTAAAAAGTTTTTAAATTTACCTAAGCCTGCTTCGCCCATGTTATAACAAAGATCTGCACATGCACGTTTTCTTATATCTGATAGATTACCCCAGCAGTCTATACCTAATAGTCGTTGCGCACCAGTGATTGATACCGGTGCATCTGACTGGAACCATGCTGACACTTGATCTGATGGTACAGGTGTCGGGACAGGGTATTTAGAAATTTCATTTGTTCGCAATAAATGCCCTATTCCTGCTGTTGGTAAACCTCTAGAATCATTGTATGATACATATTTAACACCTTCATTTATTTTTAATTCGCACTCGTAGGCTGGCATGTTAAAATCTTTAGACACTGCACTATCGTCTGCATTCGCCGGTGGTAAGTCTTTATTGTTGGCACCTGGGTCAGTATTTGGTGCCGGCGAACTTGTTGCGTCATTTCCTGCACCTGCTGAACCATTATATGTCTTTGCCGCTTCTGTTTGAGTTGGTATATAACCAGTGATACTAGCAAAGGTAAAAGTTTCGTGCTCTGGACACGGCTCATACGTAGGTAATCTAGAAACTGTAGTTTCTACTGATTCTGCTTTTCTTTTAAATTTATCTTCTGGAGTATATATTATCCAGTACGAAGTATTAAATGTCGGGGATGCAGGCGCACCTTTATTATTAGCAATAAACAATACCTTATTATATGCCCTAATATCACCACCTTGGTAAGCGGTATTTTGTTGCCAATCTATGTATTTTACAGATGTTTCCCATGTTGCAAGTATATTAATCTTCTCGATAAGAGGCTTAATTTCGGCAATTTTTGCTAAATCAGCTGACATTGCTTGTTCTGCTATAGACGGATTTAGGGTAGTTGGCGACACCGGTGCAGCAGGGCTGCCGCCTCCTAATGATTGGCCATCTATACATACAGTAGACGACTTCATTGTTGCAGCCTGTGAACTCTTTGCTTTTACTGTTGCCGTAACATCTAAATTACCTTTTATTTTAACACTTGTGCCAATATCGACTTCCATTGCATCTGCAGAAATCTTACCTGCCGCAGTACATATAATATTATTAGAAGCATTAATACTAACAGACGAATTAGTACATAATGCCATACCATTATTACCGACTACTGAAATACTACCATTTGACCCGACACGGATATTACCTGTTGCTGCAATATCTACTGCGGCATCTGTAGTCATCTTTATACCTAACTTAGAATTATACTGCTGACCACCTGCTAATGTTGTAACATTAAATCCGTTACCTACATTAATATTGAAATTATTTTCAGTTACTGTCAAAAAAGCATTACTCTTTGTAGTACTATGCCAATTACCTAATGCTTGCATTACAATATTGCCGCCAGCGCCGTTGCCTTCGCCTTTATATTTCCATGCTGGTATAACTTTTGTCTTAGGTATATTATTAACATCATACGTAAACACTGTTGTTTCTTCTAATGTATCCTTTGCAGCCTTCATAAATATGTTTTGGCCAGCCTCAATGTTGATATTTCGATCGGCACGAATATTAAAATCTCGCTGTGCGCGAATTGCAACATCTCTTGCACCAAATATATCAACATTGCCTTTTTGATCCATTTGTACCCATGATGTGCCGTCTCTATTAATTAAATAAACAAACCCGTTTGTTTCGTCTAATCTAATTTGAGCACCAGTCTTTGTTACAAGCTGTACATATTCAGACCCGACCCCGTCATCCATAATAAACGAGGATCCACCTTTTCTTCTAAATTTATCCGAAGTCACCTTATCATCGATTACAGGGCCCGGGGTAATAATACCAAATACATTGCTAGGTGCTTCTCTTCGAGCACTTGATGTTGTTATTCCCCTTCCCTTATCGGTAATCAATCCTTGATTTCCTAAACCTTTAAATTTAGTTTTTTCAAAAGGTTTAATTGCACGATCAGGTTCTGTAACTGATGTATCCCATTTGTTATATTCTGCTACAGGCACTGATTTACCTGGATATTCCCAGTTTTTAGCATCAGCTGCCATTCCAGGTATCATGTTATTCATAAATTGATTATATAGACACCCGATCCAAATACCCCTAGAAGGATCTCCGTTTATAAACATTACTAATACTTCATTATTAACATCCGGTGGAACCATCCACATACCGTACGATGTTTGTGTTGTATCAAACGAATGTGTATCAGTGGAGCTAATGGAGTCGACATTAGTTGCACCAGCGAACGGTGAACAATAGTTTACAATAACCCATCCATTTGCATTATCGGGTGCAGAACCTAGTTCTGGTATCCATACTCTAAGACGACCGTTGCGTTGTACATCAGTTGCTTCTTTAACAAATCCCAGGTATACACCGCTTAATAAGGTTGACCTACCTGCTGGTTGAAAACTATCCCTAGATGTAGGTTTTGTAGTTCGAGTCGATGTGTTTATATATCCCATATTTTAATTAACCTTTTTTTGCATTTTCAAATGCAATTTTTTCTGTTGACGGCACTGCTGGTATGTTCGATGTTAAATTATTATCCTGAATATTACCATATGTCTGTTTTAAATTTAAAATAGGCGTCACACCTGGTGTAGGATCTTGTCCATTAGGTGTATCTGTTCCTATAAGTTTATTAGCTTTTACAGATGTTGTAGGCATAGTTTGTGCAACTGAGTATAATTCAGGGTCTGGCTGGCTATTAGCAACCTCTATTCTATCAATAAATTTAATAAAGTCGGACAATTGAGATAAATCGACAACAGGGTCTAATATACACTCAATATCTTGAGTAAATTTGCCAGTATCAAATTTACTTACAATTCTTATAACTTTATATACACCACTAAAGGTGTCTACTTCAGTGAACGGATCAAGCGACCCTGTTGTATCGTTATAAATCCTCGGTGTTCTAAATCTAATGATAATAAAATTATCTGTACCTAGAACATTAACAGATTCGCCATATGTTGTGTGAGCATTCTTAATTTCTGCTATTGCTACAGAATCAGCCATGTTTGATTTGTAATTTAAAGAAGTTTGATTAGATCCAGTACTTCTCGGGAATAACCAAAACGGGTCACCTTTAATTGTTAATTTCATACTTTGCATACTACCATCTAACGACGAATATAAGGCAGTTGCAAACATACTTGATGTTCTTGCTCGTCCAGCATCACTAGCAGGGTCAATACCTGTAAAATTACCTTCTTGTGATGCTTCTCTATATGGGACTGGGCGTAATTTACCTTTTCTCGTAGAGTCTGCAATTTCCCTAATTTTCTTAGCTTCTGGCGAATTAGCATTAACATCAGATATAAATGTTAGTCCGTTGTTACTTGATGCTAGTGATGCAGCCTGAACGGTAGGTAATAAATTACCTTTTTCGTCATATGCCCCTACTCTTCCATTGCTGCTTAATCCGCCCCCGGTTTGTAACTCCTTAATAAATGCTGTTTTATTCGCAGGTTTAGCTTTTTCTAATAATACGCTATATCGGTCAGCAACTTCTTTACTAACTTTAGTATTTGAGATAGACTTTTTAGCATCTGCGATTTTAGAATCTAGATTTGTACCTGGTTCTGCACTATTAATATATTGCAAAGTCTTTCTAATGATTTCTCCTGCTTTTTTCTCATTTTCTTGATTTTCTTGTTGGGACGCACCTTTTGATGATCCTGCTGCACCGTCAATATATATGCCGCCGAATCTTGCTGTAGCAGCAGCAAATGCATAATTCATATTAAGGTCTAATGCAATAACTTGGTCATTTAATCCTGTAAATATGTAATTATATTTTTTTCGCAATATACGATTATTCATATACTCGTCTAATCGCTTCTTAGAAGCAGAAATTGTGTCAGGTGTTTGTCCAGTTTGTGACGGGTTAGCATCTAGCACACCTATAGCGTACTCTACAACATATATTGTGATAGCAACTGCATTATCTTGCCTTAATGCATCAAATGCAATAGGTTTTGTTTCAGTAACAACTCTCCATAATTTCTTCATAGATTTTGTTTCTGCTTGAATCGGCTTCGGAGTAGATGAAGGAGTAGAGGAATCTTGCGCTTTCTGTTGCCCAAGTGATGTGCTACCTAATAAAGAATCTACAATTTTATCAATACTTGTGCCTGTACTAAACGTTGCTGACTTCTTTGAAAAATCAACATAGTCTGAAGATCTAGCAGTATTCTTATTACTATCGGGGTTCACTAATGGGGTTTTTGCTAAAATAGGATCAACAACGATTCTATATGTATCCGGAATACTATAATTATCGATTAATTTTTCATAACAATCTTCATTTAGCTTATTTTCCAAATCCTTCATAGCATCGCCAAATGTTGTTAATTTAGCAAGAGAAACATTATGTTGAACTGCAAAGTACGAGTTTGACTGAGCTAATTCATCGTACATTATTGCGTCAAATTCATATCTAGTACCAACATGTGTGACATTAACTTTTGAAGAGGTTAATTTAATTGGCCATACCCATTTCATCGAACTTAGGCCGCCAGATGTTCCATTAATTTCAACACTCTCTGTAATTGGGTTTCTACTCTTAAATTCTAGTTGTAAGAAGTACGGTGTGACCATCCAATTGCCTATACCTAATGAAATAGATTCATAAAACATTTTATCTAGTAGTCCAGCACCTGACGGTTCTACAATTTCAAATTTTAGATGTGTCATTGTTCCTGTGCCGCATTCAACTGACGGAGTTGTAATACCCTGTAATTCAACTTTGTCAATTGTTAGGTCAGATACACCGCTTTCAGCAATAATAGTTTGATAATCTGTGTTTAATACTTCTCCACTTGAAGACTTCTGTAAAGGTACAATAAAAAATTTCCAATGGTATGTATATACATCATAATTGTCTAATATATTTGGTAAGAATTTAATATCAATTTTTTCTTTAGATCCTGCATTATTTGCATATGCAGTTTGTGTCTCAGAATTATTTAGTCGGCCTCCAGGCGGCAAGGGCTTATTGCTAGGAGCAGCATTTTTTACAGCAGGTTGGGATACTGCGGGCTGAGAAGGGGTTTGCGATGCTGTAGCATTATTAGTACTATTAGCACCTGTCATAAATGATTTATCTGGCATTATTGTTTTAAGATGTTGTCTGGTATAAAAATTTCTAATCCTGCTACAAAGTCGTCTATAGGATCTATAATTAAGTCAGGATTCCTTAGTGCAAATACCCACCACAATCTAGGGGTTCCATATTCTTGTTGGCTTAATAAGTCAGGACGTTGGTCATATGCGGCCGGAATCACATATAATTTATCATGTTCATTTTTAGAAACTGTTCTAGGTATCCACAAATCTAGATACCAATTTTTTATAGGTGTTAACGAATACTGGCTAGTATCTTTAGAATTTGATGCCATATTATAAATATCCTTTATTAATTAATTTTCCTTGTCTGAATTCATCTAAATTAAATTCATTTCGTAATTTAATAGGTATATATTGAGTGTCTAAATCCATCTGGACGGTTATATGTGTAGGTACCCAGGTATAACCGTCATTCTTACCGGCCGGTAAGCTAACTCCGAAATTATTAGAAAACGATATATCGGCTGTATTAACCGGAACATAATCTATGTTTGCTTCATATGTATATTCGAAATTTTTAACAACTACAGGAACATTATTAAATTGATAATCACCCAAATAATTAAATACTAATGTAGGGGGCGGCGTGCCCGCTTTATTGTATGGGTTAATACCAAAGTAAGATTTTGTAACTGATCTAAAGAAATGTATTACTGCTAATAAATATAGTGCTTCGTCATTAGATTGTGCTGTAAATTCTGCGGTAATACTAATTGGTTTTGGATAAGATCGCACATATGCGTTATATCCGTAATTAGAATGAATAAAGCTTGTAGGGTCGTATTCTGTTACATTACCGGTTGCTACAGACGGTGTGTACGGAAATAAGACGCCACGTGTTGACCATAAAGGGAATAATAAATTTGACGGGTCGCGTGGCCCTAAAACATCTTCGTTTTCTAAAGATTTTGGTTGTAATCTTGCGCGTTGATCTTGCTGTGCCATATGACATTCTCCCTAACTTGCTTATTTATCAGTGTCAAAATTTGCTAAATTTATATAGAAATTCTTGACTTATTATTTGGTTTTCATTACAATATTGACGAGCATTATAGGAGAAATTAATGTCAGACTTTTTAGACGATCAAGACGATCAAGGTGGGATAGGCGAAGAAACATTTAGCGAAACAATAATTGAAGAGGAAATAGTTACAAATTATCCAGTAAAGAAAATTAATTATCTTAATAATAAAGATATGTTAAAAGAAATACATTTAAGTAAGAGTTCGTTTTCAGAATATACTGATATTAAATATCGAGATTACGATGTTATTGTTGAAAGTATAGAAGAAATATTCCTCCCAGAAGTTCAGGAAAGTGGCAGAATATCACGTGCAGCAAGAATGGGTGCTATTGCGTTCGCTAATGCTATTGCTAATACCTCGGCACGTTCTGAAAAACCGAGATTAATAGATCATAAAGTAAAACCAGAAACAATCTCAACTGATATTTTAGTCTATCGTGTACTAACATTTGATCACATACCACTAGCGCCTGGTCGCAAAAAGAATCCAAAGAATCAAGCAGATAACCACGTAAAACTAAATTTCTTTCCTTTTAAACATTTTATCATCGAAGGCGGT